TAATTTATATCCTTTGTGTCGTCCGAGTAAAACAATCAGTAAGGACACTCCCCGAACATATCAAACTATTGACCCTAAGGATATTAAAAAAGCCAACAGAAAGAAGCAGATACTGAGGAATACAGGTAATACAACCTTTTAAACCTATTTTTTAGAATTTGCGGAGATATTTTATTTTTACTTTATATATAATTTTAGATTTCTCCGCAAATTCTAAAATTATAATATTTATATATACTATACAATATATATGAATATCGCATTAAATGGTAATGAGATTGTTGAAGCATTAGATGGGAAATGTAAGGTGTTAGCATACGACGAACTTTTAAAATATGACACTATAGATGAGGCTTTATATCCATTCAATAAGCTCGTTATTCTGTATTTCTGGGATTTTTCTAATAATGTCAAATCAGGTCATTATATAGCGATAAGAAAGGATAGAATCAAGAACGTCATATATGTGTTTGATAGTTATGGCCGTTTTATTGATGATAACCTCGCAGAAATAGAACCATATAAACGACGCAAATACAAAGAAGATTTTAAACAGCTAACATATCTCCTCTACAAATCCCCTTATAAGGTTGAATATAATGAATTTCAATTTCAACAAAATGATAGTGCAGTATGTGGCCGTTATGCCATATATTTCTTACTTAGAGATGATTTAGATATGGTGAATTTCCAGAAACAATTTGATAAAAAAGATTATAAAAAGAATGATAAATTAATTTTAGAATTAACAAATTTTATATAATTATTATCTATTATAAATATATATAATATAATGAATTCACACGCAAAAAGCCCCCTTTATTTCAATGTTAGTCAGATTATTAATTATAATCAAGGCGATAGCTCGCCAGCAGATATTAACATACAGCCGAGTATTATTGAGATAATAAATACAATTCCATTTTTAGACAATGCCAACGATTATTTTATAGGTGTGCAGCGCGCATTAATACCGACAGCAGGTGTGCCTAAATTAATTGTGCCGCTTGCATCTATATTAGTAGATGGTAGCCAAAACACAGACCCTAATAATCTTTTATTTATTGTATCACTTGCATATAGAAATGCAGCTGGTGATATTATATATTCACTAAGTAAAAACGTATATTTTCAGAGTGAAATAGTAGGGGGGATACCTCCGACTGTTATAGATGGACAGCAGGATTTCACAACCAACTCATACTATTATTTTGTATATGATGTGAATACACTTTTAATTTCAATAAATCAGACTCTCATTAATATGTGGGGGAAATTTAGGTTAGAATGTCAAAATTTAGGTGTTGATACATCACTATGGACGAATATACCATATTATTCTTACGATGAAAATATAAATAAATTCACAGTAAGTGGCGACGTTAGGTTTTTCAATCAAGACCCTATAACAACATACGCACCTAATGGAACACCTATATTAACAGAAAGAGCAAGGATAGAATTATTTACTGATGGTATCCTCCAGGATTTACTACAAGTCCCTAGCAGGTATTTATCACCAGGCTCACGATATGGAAATGTAAATTTAATTAATTTCATTAGGTTTTCGGTGATTGATAAAACCGGAACCATCAATAACGATATTTTGACTATGATAGCGTGGAAGAATTCACTGAATATGTGGAATGCTATGACACGTGTTGTTTTTACAATTAATTACGGCATACCTACAAAATTAGAATGGGAAAATACAGTATCCTCATCATCAACATCTATATTAAAAAGTTTAGCAGCGAATAGCAAGAGTTCCAGTGATAGGCCATTACAACCAACACTTACAGACTTACAGGTAGATGTCGGCGAATTTGCGATTAATAATAATTACATTCAGTTTTCATCATCATCTATATCACAGCTTAGACTTATAGATATAAATACATCTCAGAAGCTGCAAAACTTTCAGATATCTGTATCGTGGGTTAGTCTATTCGGGAAACGTTATGATTTAGTTATACCTACAGCGCATCCATTAGAATTAAAGCTCGCATTCTATCCAAAAACGACAACTTTAATTTAATATATAAGAAAATCTAAATTATATATAACTAATTAAAAAATATATAGATAAAATAATTTTATCTACATATATATATATACATATAAAAGATGAGTAATATTATCCCCGCTCCATTGACTGACAATATCGTTGAAGTTCGCGAAGGTCTCCTCGATTTTACCGTTCCGGCTGTGGTTGTCCAAAAGCCGTCAAATTTGCTTGCTATTAACCTAAACCAAACTAATACTTTTAGTAATAGTGCTATATCTGTAAAACTTGAAATCCCTAACGAATTTAATGTTGTGCAAAGAGAAATCTTATGGCGCCAACAATTCACTGTTAAGGTTACCGGAAACTCTTTCACTAATGGTGTCCTTGAAGCAAACAGACCCATTTACGAATATGGATGTTTCGCACCTCGCTCTAATGCATTGTCTAAGATTATTAACACTGCAACCCTCACACTCGGTGGCTCGTCATATTCTATGACTCTCGGCTCTGTTGTTGATATGCTTGAAAGATATAATACAACTGCTCCAGATAAATATAGAACTCAACTATCTCCTACCTATCTTGACCAATGCGTTAATAATGATTCTCTCGCCGGCGCCGCTCGTAATCCATTGAATGGATTTAAAGAAGGTGGCAGTGAAGATACTATGGGACGTAATACAGTGCCATTTAGTGTATCCAAAAATAGCGCTACTGAGTTTGACTTCGTCATTACACTTGAGGATTACCTCCCTATATCTCCATTGAAGAGTAATATTAACCTGTCCGGTGGTGGTGGCAATTATGGTTTGACACATTTGACATCATTGAATCTAGACCTTACCTTTTTCTCTGGTGCTCTCGGCCAACGTTTGTTTTCATTTGCTCGTAATCGTGTCGGTGGAAACGTTCTAAACATTACCGACATTGAGGTTCAGGTAAATCAGCCCGAATTTCGTTATGTAACTGTATCGACTAATATGGATGCTGTGCCAAATCTGGTATATTATCCCCTCAAGTCAATTGAACGTATGCCACAAACCTATATTGTGCCTTTCGGAACAACAACTCCTGTTACATCTCCAGTCATCACTGTATCACGTATTCCAACTGCTGTCCTTTTTGCTGTTAAACCAACACAAAATATTATGTTGTATAATAATCGTGGCTCAACATTTGCAACATCTACAATCGACGGCTCACAACGCTCCGACCATTTCACACGAGTAAGCAACGTGCAGATAAATTTTGATGGTGCGACTCTCCTATCTAATAGTAAGGCGTGCGACCTTTATAAAATGTGCGCTGAAAATGGGCTAGTTGATAACTATGCTATTTTTAATGGCTTGCCAATGCCTTATGGGCTTAATGCTGTTGATGGAAACGGTAATTATCTACCAACAACTATCACGCCATCTGGTGCGTGTGTGCGTCTTGAATTCGGCCGTAATATCTCTCTTCGCCGCAATCTGTGTCCTATGGTTTCATACAGGACACAATTTCAAATATTCGCAAATGTTGAAAACTATGACCCCAATTGTGAAACATTTGATTTGATGACTGTGATGTGTTATGACAATATTTTGTCTGCCTGGGATACTAACCTTACAGCCATCTCATACAGTCCATTAAGCGAAGCTGATGCAATTAATGCTCACAAGCAAAATAATATGGTGCATAGTGATTTCTTGCGAGACCCTCAACTAAATGGAACTGGATTATTTGACGGTGGATTGGATAAAATTATTTCTCACGCTAAGCATATTCTTCCTCACATTAAATCTTTTTATGATAGCTCAACTGGTAAAATGATTCGTGATAAGATAAAAGGACATCTGGGTTCAAAATCCGAAGGCATTAAAGATGCTCTGAATGCGGTTGGTTTCGGAAATTCAGGAGGTGCATATTCTGGTGGTGCTATGGCAACAAAAGCGCAACTGAAACATTCACTTCTTTAAATATTAAATTTTATAAAATTTATTATATAGATATATATATATAATAATAAAATGAGTGCATCAATTATAGATTTTGTTAATTGTCATACAGAGAAGGAAAGCGGTATTAATAAATACATAAATGATAAATGTTTAGATGTAAAAGAGGTTAATGCTCAAATAATGTATGAGGATAATGTTAGAGTTGCTACACAGACACAAATTGACGTATTACAACAAGAAATAGATAATATACCGGCAGGTAATCCTAATGCCTTAATTACAGACCAACCATTAATAACACCATCAGTCGGAGCCATTATTCTAAGTGATGGTATCAATCCATTCGGGACGAATACAGATAATGACCTTTCTTATGCGGTTGTATCTGCTCAACCAACATTGACTGTGGGAGCCGCCAAAATTGTATCAGCAAATAATAATATGGTATTAGAAACAACAGACTATATTTTAACGAAAAAAGATATATATTTACAAGGAACTGAAGACGTCCAAAGATATTTAACAATCGGAGTGAATAATGTAGTGAATAATGTTAAAACATTCGTCGATATCAACACACAAGATTATATATGTGATAATCAACTTACTACAAAAACACAATGGAAAGGAGCATCAGAGTATGACTTCGACAATGATGTTAGAATTGGCAGTGCTACAAATATACGAAAATTATATATTAATGATATTGTGGTTCTACCTAATGGCGCAACGGGGCCTACTGGCCCTCAAGGCATTCAAGGCATTCAAGGCATTCAAGGCATTCAAGGTGATACAGGGGCTACTGGACCGACCGGCGAACAAGGCATACAAGGCATTCAAGGTGATACAGGGGCTACTGGTGCTACAGGTTTAGGTGTTAGTGATGGACTACTACGAGCCATTAACTGCAATCTACAAACGCCTACAACAGTTTATAATATTGTATGGAGTAATCTTACAGCACAAGAGCAACTTGAATGGAAAGGCTTAGACCCATCTACAATAGACCCCATACAATCTGCAACTGGCAATTATTGGAATTTTTCGAAAGCGGCCGTAAATACAAATAAAATTGGATGGTATATACCGGTTGATTTATCTGCATTAACTTTTCAAGATTTGGAGAGTTTCTGGTGTGTTATTAGATTTAATACATTAACAAATATAACGGCAGAAGGTTCTTTATATTTTCAGATAACAACATCACCGGCGACCGCACCTAATTATTTTAGGACACGGATTAATTACAGTAATCCGGCGACAGTAATGAATCAAACCGGATATTTTTATAAAATATACGCTTTAGACACTATCACCACACTAACCACCGCAAATCTAGGTAAAGGTCAAGAAATAGGACAACAGAAATTCAAATTAAATCCTTGTAATGTTAGGCCGGATTTATGGAGTATTGGATGCAATAAATTAGTGGCATCACCTACCGGAGACACCACCGCCGGCTATACATTAGCCCCGATACAATCTATCAGCCTTCAAACAGCGAGTAATATAAATACATTCAATTTCGATGTTGTTAGTATAGGATATTTAGACAAACAATATAATCTATCATTTGCTTAAAACTTTTTTTTAGAATTTGCGGAGATATTTTTTTTAACTATATATATAATTTTAGAT